GTTTAAATCCGGGGTGGGCTTTGAAGCAATGCCTCTGGATACAGTAATCGAATATGCTGATGCGGACGTGCTATCTACAACTGAGATCTATCTAGCCCAGCAAAAAGATCTGCTAAAAGAGTCGAACGTCGGCTTACTCCCAACCTTCACTCTAATGAATGAGATGTTGCTCTTCTTGGTAGAACTAGAACGTAACGGTATCGCCATAAATACGGATACTCTGGCCGAAGTAAAGGAACAGTACGAGGCTGAAAAGGTACAGATTGAAAAGGATCTAGATGCTATCGTTGTCGATGTGATGGGGGATACACCTATCAACCTGAACAGTGGTGTCGATATGACCGCCGTGGTTTATTCGCGTACAGTCAAAGATAGAAACTACCACAAGAATGCTTTTAACATTGGGGTAAACGCCCGGGGCAAACCACTGCCACCCCCACGGATGAATGCTAGTAAATTTGCTAACACCGTCCGCAAGTCTACACGCCGGGTCATGAAGACCATAGCCAACCACTGTGACGTTTGCGAGGGCAAGGGCAAACTACAGAAGATGAAGGTCAACGGTGAGCCCTATAAGAACCTATCTAAGTGTACGCATTGTGATGGGCGTGGGTACACATTGACAGAGACAGGCCAAGTGGCCGGGTTAAAACTTATTCCTACACAGCCTACTGACGCCAGTATAAATGGTTTTAAAACAGACAAGCTAACGATCAAGAAATTGATTGCCCAAGCGGAAGCCAAGGACAACTTAAAAGCCATAGAGTTCCTGACAAAGACATCTAGGCTGAATGCTATATCCACATACCTAGACTCGTTTATTAAGAACATCCAAGCGTCTACCCGGGCCGACGGAATACTACATGCTCAGTTTAACCAATGTATAACTCGCACAGGCAGACTTAGCAGTTCTAACCCTAACTTCCAGAACATACCCAAGGGCTCAAAGTTTCCCGTACGGAAAAGCGTACACTCAAGGTTCGAGGGTGGCACGATTATGGAAGCCGACTTCTCTGGGTTAGAATTTAGAGTAGCCGGGGAACTTTCCCAGTGCCCTACTGTCATCGGCCAGATACTAGATGGTTTTGACGTACACAAACAGACCGCCGCTATTATCAACCAGTGTCCACTAGAGGACGTTGATAAGACTATGAGGCAAGCGGCCAAAGCGTACACGTTCGCGCCGTTGTATGGTGGTATGGGTGCTAATGAGCCACCTCATATCCAAGCCTACTTTAAAGAGTACTTTAACATCTACAAAGGCCTCGCCCAGTGGCACCGTAAGCTAATGGACGGTGTACTCAAGGATGGCATTGTAAGGATACCTAGCGGCCGCGAGTTTTACTTTCCTAACGCTCGGAGGCTCGAAAACGGCAGGATAACTAATGCTACTGCTGTAGTTAATTACCCCTGCCAATCGTTTGCTACTGCCGACCTAGTGGTCATGTCATGCGTCCGGGCGCACCAGCGTTTCATAGCAGAGGGCTTCAAATCAAGACTGATCTTGACGGTTCATGATTCAATCGTTGTGGACGTACACCCGGATGAGGATGCGCCGGTCATAGAAGCCCTGAAGTGGGCTATGGGTGGGTTAGCTGAAGAGGTCAAGGAGCGGTACGACTACGACCTAACACTTCCCCTAGACATCGAAATTACACAGGGCCCAAATTGGATGGAACAAATTGAATTGGATATTGACTAGTTACACTAACTGAGGTACATTATAATACCTTAACTAAAAACCTTATAAAGGTACTTATTGGAGACATATATGAATGAACTTACTACAATCAGCAAAAGTGAACAGTTGGAAATTGCCGCCGCTATGGGTATGGGTGGTAATGATACTCCTACTTCTGGTGACAGGCTCCCTGAACTGAAAATTAACTACCAAGAAGAGAACGACCAAGGTCAGACTCTGCCCCGTGGTCAGTTTTATGTGAAGGGTACCGAAGATGACCCTGTTTTTGCTAAGTCAGTAAACTTTCGTCCGTTATCTCAGCTATTCCAGTGGATTCAGTACGACGCCGAGGAGAACAAGGTCAAAAACAAAACCTTGATGATACCGATGCTAAGGCTCGAAGCCCGGGATGAAAAAGGCACAACACGTTGTGGTAAACCCGCAAGCAAAGTATTGCGTGAAATGTCTAAAGAGGATCAGAAGCGGTACAGCGATATCAAGTGCTTCCGCCAAGTCCGTGGACTGGTGTCCTACGAAGGCAAGAACGCGGACGGCGAGACCGTATCAATTGAAAATCAACCCGTCATCATGATGTTGAAGGGTAGTAACTTTAATCCGTTTGAGGAAGAGTTTTTAGACAAACTACCTCGCGGCCGTAAGATGCACGAGTACACCGTCAAGATCGGCGCTACCAAAACAAAAGGTAGTGGCGGCAATATCTGGTGGGTACTTAACTTTGACCCTGATTTGACGAACACCCTAGCGATGGACGAACAGGTTTTTGAAACCGTAAAGGTTATGCATGACATGGTGAAGCGTGAAAACGACAAGATCCAAGCCTCGCATGAGAGAAGCCTGAGAGACAGTCAGCTATCGGATGATGCTATCGATGCCATTGAAGGCATATCTAGTGACTTGGAAGATGATTTAGCAGACGAAGCGTAATCGTACCTTAACCCTAAAAGAGGTACGTTATGTCTCTAAACATACTCGAACACCAACTACATATGGTACTGGACAAGCTCTCCAACGGGGAGCCTGTTGAGTATGAAGAGAGTTGGATTGAAGAAGCAGGAGAGATGTTTAAAGACACTCTTCGCAAGCAACTAGAGCCTCGGGAAGATGGGTTCCGCATCCGCATGTCGAATGTGGGACGCCCCTCTTGCCAACTACAGCACGAAAAAGCTGGCACCCCCAAATCTAAGAACCCCTACAATAACATTGTCCGATTTATGTTGGGCGATGCTACCGAAGTATTGGTTGAGTTATATCTTAAACTAGCCCGGGTAAATATTACCGGGGGTAAGGATAAGGTACAGCTAGATGTAGGTGAGACTACCATCCTTGGCGAGAATGATGTCGAGATCGATGATAAGATCTATGACACAAAGTCCTCAAGCCCGTGGGCCTATGACAACAAATGGGCGATGGGCTGGGAAGGTGTGGCTAAGGATGATGCGTTTGGCTATGTTCCCCAGTTACTAGGCTACAGTGATGCTTCCAACAAAGAACCCGGCGGATGGCTTGTAGTCAATAAGTCCACTGGCGAAATCAAGGTGGTGGACGCTGAGTTTACTGATGCAGATAAACGTGCAATCAGGAATAAGATCGCGTCTAATGTGGAATTGATCACAACAGATGCGCCTTTCGAGAAATGCTTTGAACCACAAGATGAGTATTTCCGTAAGCAACTAACCCCCAATAAAAGACTACCGATTAACTGCACCTTCTGTAACTACCTTCATGCCTGTTGGCCGGACGCTAAGTACCGACCACAGACCGGTAGCAAGGCTCAGAGTCCCCGTCATTATTGGTACGCGGAGTACGAAGAATAGTGCCATTCAGAAATATAAGAGGCCGAGCAATCGCTAACGGCTACCGTTCCGGGCTGGAAGAAGACATTGGCCTACAACTTAAAGAAGCTGGCATAAAAGCAGAGTACGAACCTTTTCGCATTCCGTACATAATGCCTATCCAGAACCGCAAATATACACCTGATTATGTGTTGCCGAACGGCATCGTAATCGAAAGTAAAGGTAGGTTCACTCCTGAAGATCGAAAGAAGCACCTGTGGATCCGTGATGATTACGGAGACGCACTTGATCTACGGTTTGTGTTCAGTAACCCACGCGGAAAACTACGCAAAGGTAGCAAGACTAGCTACGCCGATTGGTGTGAGAAACATGGGTTCTTGTTTGCGTCGAAGGAAATCCCGGACGAATGGCTGAAAGAGAAGCCTAAAAAGCGTTCATTAAATTTACTAAACAAACTTCGAGAAACAAAATGACGGATAAGTTTATTGGAGCATTTATAGAACTCGTCCCGAACGAAACGAATGAAGGAATAGACTTTCGCTTTGGGTGGGAATTCCCTGACAAAATGGAACCAGAAGTACAGGAACTGTTTAAGAACCTAGTAGCTGGTATCTTTGGATTGATGAGTAGTCAGGACGAAGAGATTATTGCTATCGGTGAGATAGTCCGTAATGTATCCGGCTTCGATGACAGCATAGTACCGGTAGCCGATAATGAAATCATTTTTACGGCCGACGATGAACTACTCGAAAAGCTAGAGTCCTCATCAAAAGTAATCGACATAACGAAATATAAACCACAAGGCGACCAATGATGAGCGATCTATTTATTGGCCTATGTGGAAAGAAAGGCTCCGGGAAGAGCTATGTAGCAAAGAACATGAGGGATACTCGTGGGGCGAAGATTATTCGCTTTGCTGATACCCTCAAAGACATGATGCGTGTGATGGGCTTTAACGAAGGTCAAATCAACGGCGACCTTAAAGAAGTAGCCTGTGACATGCT